GCGGCAATTATCGCCGTAACCCTGATAGCCGTGGTGGTCCAGAACTGGACGGTGTGCTGGTGACCCAAGCGCTAAACCTGCTGCCGAAAAGTGTCGACCTTGACCTCGACACCCCCGACGATTGCTTGAACCGGGCCAAAGAGCGCGCCCGGGCCATGCGGAGCGTGGTGGTCGTCTACCAGATGGCGGACGGACGCTGGTTTGCCGACGCCTCGACGCAGAGCGGCCCGAGTTACCTCCGGTCGGCTATCGAAGCCCGGGTTATGGCCGAAGAGGCGATCTACGGAGAGAGCCGGTGACGGACGCGCGGATCGACTACACCCCCAACGGCGAAACCTTGACCGAGTTCCTCCGGTCGGACGCCTTCGGCCGGCTGCTGCGCGGCCCGGTCGGGTCAGGCAAGTCGGTCGCCGGCTGCATCGAGATCATCCGACGCGCGCTGCAGCAGGAGAAGTCGCCGCTGAACGGCCGCCGGATGACTCGCTGGGCCGTAGTCCGCAACACCTTTCCCGAGCTCAAGACCACGACGATGAAGACGTGGCGGGATTGGTTCCCCGAGGACGCCTGGGGCCCGATCATCATGACGGCCCCGTATACGCACCACATCCGAATCGGGGACCTGGACTGCGAGGTGATCTTCTTGGCGCTCGACAAGCCCAAGGACGTGGCCAAGCTGCTGTCGCTGGAGCTCACGGGCGCCTGGGTGAACGAAGGGCGCGAGGTTCCAAAAGAGATTTTCGACGGCCTGTCCATGCGCGTCGGCCGCTACCCTTCCATGCGACATGGCGGCCCGACGTGGTTTGGCTGGTGGTCGGACACAAACCCGCCGGACGAAGATCACTGGTGGCCGATCATGGAGGGCATTGTCAACCCGCCGGACTGGATGAGCGAAAGCGACCGGAACGCCCTGATTCGGCCAAAAAAGTGGCACTTTTTTGCTCAGCCAGCAGGGATGATCGAAGAGCTCGACACGGCGGGCAACATCGTTGGGTGGCACAAGAACCCGCTGGCCGAGAACCTCGCGAACCTGCACCCCGACTATTACCCGAACCTGATCCAAGGCAAGCGGTCGGGCTGGGTAAAGGTGTACGTCGGCAACAAGATCGGCGGCATCGAGCACGATCTGGCGGTCTACCGCAACTGGATCACAGACACGCACGTCGCCAAACAAACCCTGCGGCCGCTGCAGGGCGTCCCGCTGCAGCTTGGGTGGGACTTTGGGCTGACGCCGGCGGCGATCGTCGGCCAGTGGACGCCGAGCGGCCGGCTGCTGGTGCTGAAAGAGATCGTCCGCGTCAACATGGGCGCCGAGCGGTTCTGCCAGGAAGTGTGGAAGGACCTGCAGGCGGACGGCCGGTTCGACCAGTGGCTCGCCAGCGACGTCGATGACAACCTCGCGGTGCCGGTGGTGTGGGGTGACCCGGCTGGCGACGAGCGGTCCCAGGCCGACGAGAAGACGGCCTTCCAGATCCTGTCGAAAAACGGCTTTCGGGTGCGCCCGGCGCCGACCAACGACCCAGGCCTGCGGATCGACGGTGTCGACGCGCTGCTGACGGCGATGATCGACGGATACCCGGCCATCATAATCGACCCGAGCTGCCGGATGCTGATCCGCGGATTTGAGGGAAAGTATCAATACGAGCAGACCCGCTCGCAGTCGAAGTCGGGCGAGCACAAGGATCTGCCGAAGAAAGACCGTTACAGTCACCCGCACGACGGGCTGCAGTATTTGGTCTCAGGTGGCGGCGAGACGGCCCGTATGCTTGCCGGTCGCCGCCGGGGGGAGGAAGTCAAGCGGCACCAGAACCGCGAGATTCAAGTAAAGTCGCCGGTGCAGCGCCAGCGCGAGCGCCGCCGGAACTACCGGCAAAGCCGCCGGTGACAATCTGGATCCTGGCTTTTATCGCCAAGCCTCGCCGGTTCTGGTGGGACTGGCTGTATCGGGGCCCGTGGCGGCATGTCGTCGCCTTCCGGTACGACCCCGAAGCCCAAGTATGGATCGCAATCGACTGGAACCACATCGAAATGACGGTCAAGGCGTGGCGGCGGTACGACGTGGCCGGCCTGTGGACGCAAATAGTCAACGACGGCGGCCTGCTGATCCGCTGGGAGGGGCCGGTTGGCACTCGGCCGCGGGTGTGCTGGCCGGCCTACTGCACGACGGTCCTGGCGCACGCCATAGGCTTGCATCGTTGGGCACCGACCCCGCGCTGGTTCGTCAGTGCATTGAGGGCGACGGGGGGAACGGATTTTCTGATCGGCGACACCGCGCCAGAGCAGGATCCCGCAGATGAGCAACATCCTCCCCGTGAAAGCGCCTAAGCCTGACGCCAAGACCGAGCAGCTTCGCCAGGAGGCCGAGGCGCGGGCCGCCGAGCAGGAGCGGCTGGCGGCCGCCAACGACGCCGAGCGCCGGCGGTCGATCGCTCTCGGCTTCCGGGGCCGGTCGTCGCTGATCAGCGGCAGCACCAGCGCCGGCTTTGGGTCTCAGGGCACGCTGGGAGGCTGACATGCACATCAAAGCCCTGAAGGAATACCTTGAGCGCGCCGAGCAGGTCCGCCGGCAGTGGGAGCCGCTGTTCGAAGAATGCTACGACTACGCGCTCCCAAACCGGACGCAATTTAAGAAGGCGATCCAGGCCGGGGCCAACCGCGAGGGCGACCGCAACACCGACTACCTGTTCGACCAGACCGCGGTGGTCGGCGTGCAGGAGTTCGCCTCCCGGCTTCAGTACAACATGATGCCGCCGTTCTCTCGCTGGGCCCGGCTGGTGCCCGGCAGCATGGTGGACGAAAGTGACCGCGACGCGATCCAAGAGCAGCTGGACAAAATCACGGCGCTGGTGTTCGAGACGCTGGAGCAGTCGACCTTCGACCAGGACGTCAACAAGGCGTGCCTGGACCTGGCCGTCAGCCAGGGTCAGTTGCTGCTGGAAGAAAGCGACGTCCCCGGCGAGTTTCTGACGAGCCGGTCGGTGCCGCTGTCAAACATCCACGTCTTGGTCGGTCCGGACGGCCAGACTTGGGCCGTGTTTTACAGCGAGATCCTCAAGGCCGACGCGGTGCTGGAAAAGCACGGCGACGACATCTCCCCAGAGAAGCGTCAGGAGCTTGCCGGCGGCTCGAAGGACCGGGAAGTCCGCGTCGTGGACTCGTTCATCCGGACCGCCGGCTCGATTCGCCGCCCGAAGTGGACGCGCACGAAGTTCATGCTCAGCCCCGACTGCGTGATCGGCGAGCCGCGCCAGTACGACGGCGAGGGCGCGTCCCCGTGGATCATCTTCCGCTGGGCCAAAGGCGCCGGCGAAAGCTACGGGCGCGGCCCGCTGCTGTCGGTCCTGCCAAGCGTGCGGACCGCAAACATGCTGATGGAGTTCATTCTAGAAGCGGCCGAATGGGCTGTAAGCGGGGCCTTCCAGGCGGACGATGACGGCGTGATCAACCCGGACACCGTGATCCTGGAACCGCGGGCAATCATTCCCCGGGCGGTGGGCTCGAAAATCGAGCCGATCAAGAACGGATCCGACTTTAACGTCGGCCTCGAGCTGGTGGCGCACATCCAGGACGCTATCAAGAAAGGGCTCTACAACGAGCGCCTTGGCCCGCGCGAAGGGACGCCGCCCACGGCGTTCGAAATCCAGGAGCGAATGCTAGAACTGGCCCGTGACATCGGCGCCTCGTTCGGCCGCTTGCAGGCCGAGCTTGCCCGGCCAGTGATCATGCGGGTCCTGTGGCTTCTGGATAAGGCCGGGATGATCGAGTTGCCGAAGGTGAACGGCAAGGTCATCGACATCGAGATCCAGTCGCCGCTCGCCCAGGCCCAGCGGATCGAGGACGTGCAGAACGTCGCCCGGTTCGGCCAGTACATGCAGCAGATCCTGGGCCCGCAGCTGTCCATGGTGGTGATCGAGGGCGTCCAGACGGCGACCTACCTAGCCGAGCGCATGATGGTGCCGGCCAAGCTGGTCCGCGACGAAAAGCAGTCGACGGAATTGCTGCAAAAGATGCTGGAAGCGGCGAGCCAGCAGCAGCAGCTGCAGGAGCCTGCGGCACCGCCGCCGCCGCCAATTGCAAGGGCCTGACTTGGCACGCACGCCGAGGAACCTGCAGCGCGAAGGCGACGCTGCGATCACTAGCAACTACGACGGGGTCCGCCGATCGGGCCAGTTAGAAGACAACATCACCGAGATGGTGGCCCTGGCGTTCGCCTCGCCAGTCGGCCAGCAAGCCCTGGACTACCTGCGCTCTGTCACCCTGCACCGCATCTCGGCGCCGGGGGCCACGGACGCGGAGCTCCGGGAGCTCGAGGGACAGCGCCGGCTGGTTGCCGGGCTGATTGCCCGCATCCGGGCATACGACAACCGCCGCAAGGCCGTCACCGCAAAAGAGGACTGATCCATGAGCCTTCCCTGGCATGTTCGCCTGAACCTGATGAGCAGCACTGCGCTGCGTGTGCCGGACGACGACACCGGCAGCACGGCGGCCGACCCGCCGCCGGGCGACGACGACGACACCCCGGAGGATCCGCCGCCGCCGGGCACCGATGGTGCGCCGCCGTCCGAGACGCCGCCGGTCGTGAACAACGACGGCAAGGACCGCCAGCGCCCGGCCGACCTGCCGGAACAGTTCTGGGATCCGCGCAAGGGCGAGATCCGGATGGACAGCCTGCTGAAATCGTACAAGGACACCAAGGCCAAGGTCGGCGAGAAGGAGGACGCCATGCGTTCCCGGCTCCGCGACGAGATCATGGCCGAAGTGGCGCCGACCGATCTGCCGAAAGAGGCCAAGGACTACGCGCTGACAGAAGACCAAGCCAAGCTGGTTGGCGACGACGATCCCCTGTTGAGCGCGTTCCGAGAGGCTGCTCATGAAGCGAAGCTGTCACCGGCGGCGTTCCAGGCGATCGTCGGGAAGGTTCTGGCCGCCAACCCCCCACCGGACCCGGCCGCCGAAACCGCCAAACTCGGATCGGACGCCGACGCGCGGATCGACCGGATCTCGCGGTTCGTGGACAAGAACGTCACCGACACGGCGCTAAACGGGCTGGCGAAGACGCTGGCCTCGACCGCCGATGGCGTCCGGCTAATCGAGACGTTGATTGGCATCAAGGCGGCCGGCGAGCGCGTCGGCGACGGCGGCGGCGTCAACCCGCAGTCCGGGCCGTCCTGGTCCGAGATCAAGTCGGCGATGAACGACGACCGCTACCAGCCGGGCCCGATGCAGGACCCGGCCTATGTCGCCCAGGTCGACATGATGAAGGACCGGCATTTCGCGGCCAGCGGACGGAGGCGGGCGGCGCGAAGCGGCATGTAGACGCGCCTGGGAGCGCTGTGCAGTGACTTGGACGGGGGCGTGACAGGATCATGCCCCCGTTCTTGTTGCGGCCCGGTGCAGGGGCCGATGGCGACCCGGCCT